ATTGGAGTTCATTCCATATGTTAGGACGTCCTGGCTTACTAAAATAAACATAACTACCTTTGTAAGCGAATAGAGTAGCTTTATGCTCAACTAGCCCTTTTAATCCAGTAACTTCTTTAATTTCTGTAAAATCTAGGAATTGAGGGCTTGGTATATCCGCTAAGTTATCTATAAATACGTTATTACCTTTATATGATTGTAAGCTTATAAACTTATACATCGAACTAGATATATCTTTGCGGTATATTTTAAGGCTATATTTTTCGTTAGGGTTCTCTACATATAAATGTATCAATTTACTAAAGTTAAAGCAAGAGTTAGATTTTACAGGTAAGCTCTCCATTCCAGTAGCTTTATCGTAAGATGTTACGGCATAATAAATTTCATCAGTTCCGTTATTATTTACGTTTAATATAGACCCGAAAGCGTCTAGTAAATCTATATCTACTTCCCATAATTTATCTGCAGCTACTCCATAAGTTATAGACCCGCCAAGTATAATAGCTATTCTATCACCATTATTTGCGGCAGTAGTGCCTTTTAAATGGAAAAATCTTTTACCATCTTTAAGATATTCTTTTATACTATCACTATAATTCTCTGTTGTAATAGTAGCGGCTATATTAACATATTTAGGGATAGTTCCGTCCTTAGGTTCTTTTTCATTAACCTTCTCTACAGGAGCTACAACTTTAATATTTTGTATCATAGTTTGTATTTGCTCCAATAAACTATTAGCTATACCATTTTTTATTCTGATAGATATATTACCTGTGCTAATAGTAGGCAATTCTATAGCATTTTCTATAGCATTAATACCAGCTTTCTTAGTATTAACTCTATATAATTTACCTGAAACTAATGCAAATGTTTGGTTAGCTACACTAGCAAAACTAACCCCATCTCTTAATTGGTATTTAATACCCCCTACATATCCATCGTCATCATATAGATAAACAGCATCGTAATTATCCCCTAAGTTTTCAGGAGTTCCGTGCTTATTCGAGCTTTTTATAGTCCCTGTTATAGTAGATACATTTCTCAAATATTGAGCCTCATCGGTGCTTAATAAATGTCCTTCTCTTACGTTATTCATACCTGTCAAAGTTACAGGCATATCGACTTGAGCCATTGTTGTTCCTTTCATTGGTTGTATATTTGGTTTTAAAAATTCATTCCTGCTAAATATACTATAATCTTTAACAGGCATTAAAGCCTCTGCTGTATTAGCAAAGTTATATTCTCCGTGTAATGGGCTAGTTAAATATAGACCAGGTAAATTCTCTCTAGTTACTCCTATTAGTTCGCTAGAGCCATTAAACATATGTGATGTTAAACTAGAACCACCAGTTAAACTACGTTCAGTTCGGTCTATTGACAAATTACCGCCAAACATATCTGCTAAAGTTCCTAACCCTTCAGCTATATTATTTAAACTACTAAGGGCTACACTAAAAGCTTGTAAGTTTCTTAAAGCAAATGGTGCTACAGATACTAGGTTTAAAGCTGACAAAGCTATACTGGCTACTGTGGATATAAAACTAGCAACCTTAGCTACGCTGTTTATAGTTTTATAATCAGCGTTAAACGCCTCGAAAGCATCTATAGCCATCTCTGTAGCAAAGCCTACTTCTACAGGGCCTTTTCTAGTATTCATGGTGTGCCAATCAGTGGTGAATTTACCTAGAAAAGTATCACGGGTAGTATCGACCCTATTCACATTACCTATACCAAGATTATAATGTGCTTTTTCTATTTTAGTTCCATACCATTCTTTTGTTTCGGTTATAGTAGTATAATCATAGCCAGGGACTGTGCTTTTACGAGTGGTAAATTTTTCTATAACTTTGCTATAATCTAGCTGGCCTTTATCATTTATAGCATAGCTATTAAATGTTTCTCCTACACCAAAAGTAGCTGGAGAACCTTTAGCCATCTGCTCGAAAACACCAGTTTCTTTATAAGACCCATCCCACTGCCTTTCCATTTTACCTAGTATTCTACCAGTTACATTATTAACTATGGACCATTCACCGGTACTTGGAGTATATTGCATAGATAAGGCAGGATTTCCAGCAAATGCATATCTGTTGTTTGACCATTTATCGTGACTAGAATATCTACTACCTAGGCTACCCATATCTGCATAGCCTGCAGGACCTGCTCGGCCTACACTAGGACCGACATATTTAAATCTATCACTTAGACCTCCAGTATTACCTCTAGTATTACCTCCAAAAGCAGCTCCAAGAGCAGCTCCAAGAGCCCCAAGAGCAGCTCCAAGAGCCCCAGAGTTTATACTTCCTTTAGAGTGGTTTTTACCATCACCACCACCTCTATTGGCTTTACCTCCCCTACTTCTACCAGAACCGCTAAAACCTCCTGTTCCAGAACGTCGTCCAGGACTTCTACCATTAGCCATATTTTAATCCATTAGATTGTTAATTTCTACAGATACTTTATTACCTTTAAGTAACTCAAATACTCTAGCTAATGTTTTAACGCTGTTATATACGCCTTTAGTATCATAGCTATCTCCCATAAGTATGCAACCTTCTGTATCTTGAGGATAGTTGCCTTTATGTATAAGTATTGCTCTACTTTTAGATACCTGCTCATTGAATACTATCGGGTGTGGCGTTTTGTATTTAGCTCCAACGTGCCAATCTAAGTAATACTTACCTGCTGGTATGCGTCTATCTTTGTTAGGTGTAGTTGTATCAGGGCCTGCAGGCTCAAGAGTAAATCCACTCATAAGTTTTTCGCCATCATTATCAACTATATAAAATTTACCTATAGTTCCGTCATTAATATCCTTAAACCTGTCTATTCTTAGTAGCAACATTTTATATCCCTTTCTACAAATTTTACACGCTCTTTATGCTCACCCTTTTTACCTAAATTAAAGCCTTCTATAGGGCGATGATATCCCATCACCCTTGTATAAACTATGCACTTAGTTCTTTTATCCTTAAGAAGCTCTAATATTTCTTTATTAGAGGGTTCTGTCATCGTTTGTAAAGCCACCGAAATCTCCTTTATGTTTTTCAGCTTCGATTTTAGCATCGACCCATTTATCAACTTTCTCACCAAACCAGGTAGCACCTTTCCAAGCGAAAAATCCACAACCTGCTAAAGCTACTCCGTTCTCTTTCCAAATAAATAATATTACTTCGTAGCTAATCCACCCGAAAAACATAGAGGATAATAAACCTAAAATAAGGTCTATTACCTTCCTACTAACGCTCTTATCAGGGCGGGAGCCTACATTAAGTAAGCCACCAATCAACCCGATAGCCAACACCCACTTATATTTGCCGAGATACTCATCTAAACTATTTAACCACTCCATTTACGCACCCTTTCAATAAAACCTCTATACTTGAATAATACAAAGTTAATCCTTTAGCTGTGTCCAAGTCAGATGGGTCATAAACGGGCTTCTCTGGAATTGTTACATTACATCTTACTGGGATAATCTTTTCTTGATATTCCACCTTAGTTACCACTTCGGGCTTAGTTGCACACCCACCTAGAAAAACTATAAGTGTTAGGCACATAATAAATAATATACATCTAAGCTCCCTTTCCTTTTCCTGTAGCCTTTCTATATTACCTTTCATTGCTAAGTCCTTTATATAAATTTTCATAATATTTTAGCTTAGCTTCGCACTCGGCGTTACGTGTTGGCACTTTTATGTATTCTATATGGGTTTTAACTATTTCTTTTTTCTTATTCACTTCTGCTAAATCTACCTTTGTTTGCTCTAAGGCTTTATTCTGCTCATTTAATGAAGTGCGACAACCATCTAAATTATTTTTAGATACTTCTGCTTGTAATTTAGCTACTAGCACCCTCTCACTAGCTTTTTCAAGGCTAGATTGTAGAGATTTAATCTCTATATATTGAGTAACTAAAAGAGTTACCAAAGCCCCAGCTACTAGCGAGATTATAACTATTATAGTTTTGCTATTAGCTAGGAAACCTAATACTTTACTCCACATAGGCTATCCTTTAATCTAATTGTGGCATATCAGCTATAGCTTCTGCAAAAGATTTAGGCATTTCTCTTTTACCTGATTGTATATCTTGCAAAAGCTTAAAGCCCCATTTCCAGACGTTAGCACGCCATTTACCAAATAATTCACCCTCTTGTCTAAACTCGTTATCATAACCACCATAACTGCACGCTGAAACTATGTTATCGTAGCCTTTTTCTTTAGCTTTAGTATCTAGTATAATTTGCACGTAAGCCTTAAAATCCTTTTCTAACATTTGTAAAGGCTTAGGCTTAATTACGTTATTAATTGTATAATTTGTTGGAGCCTCTGTATATTCTTTTGCAATATATTCAATCTCTGACGGGACGCCTTTAGCCTCAACTTCTATAACCCGCTTATATCCTAAAGATACCAAATACTCGTCTTTAAGAGCTTCAGGATACATATTATCTCCATTAGGTAGAGTTATAACATCGACATACTCTACCGACTTAGTTTTTAAATTATATAATTTCGCCATTTTTATGCTCCTGCTATTGTTATTTTAGTTATTTGTAATGGAAGTTCATCTTCATTATCTATATCTACCGTATTATTACATACTAAATACCCGGATACTATATTAAAATAAATATTTATTGTAGTAAATCCATCTTTAACCTCTGTATAATCACCAGTTACAGATGAAGGTCCATCTAATCCAATACTATATGTATCATTATATTTCTTACTATAAACTAACAGGTGTTTAAGCCTTAGGGACTCGTCCCACTTACATACCGTAAAAGTCTTAGCATTATTATCAGGGTTATTATAAATAACTTGACCAACATTATACCCAGTTTCCTCTGAACTGCAACCTATCATAAATGAAGTATTCATTATGCACGTCCCATCGCTATGGCATTTACGGTATATTTAAAATAAGAGAATATCTCTAATGGTTGTAAATCAGTAGGTATTTTCCTAAATTTTAAATCAGCCGAAAACCCTGTTATTTTATTAGCGTTGATAATTACAAGAATTCCACTCTGACCTATCTCAATATTATTAAGAGTTAAAACGCCATTACCTTGCATATTAATTATATAATTATCTGCCATTGTTAATGAAACAGTCCCATTATCTGAATTTAATGCAGAAACTTTACTAGTATTTCTTCTATCTCTATCATATTTGCTATTTAATCCTATCAAATTTTTAAAAGCGTCAGGATTAGAAGCTAAAATTCTACCATCTCGATTAACAGAAAATAATATTTTTACACTATTACTATTTGTAACGAGAATATTAGCATTATTGTTTGTAATATCGTCCGCTATTAAAGATGAGAAATATCCTATACCTGCTCTTATGCCCCCTCTATTATCCCTTAATACTAATGTATCCTTTACATTTTCTGTATTTGCAGATTTACCACCTAGTGTAGTAGGATTTGTAGCAGACCTCTCTACGTCTGTAATTTTAGCCATAACCTTAGTTATTGCAGTAGAACTAGCGGCTGTAGTGCCATCCTGTAAATCTAATTTATCAGAAATTTTAACTATACCAGCAGTATTTTCAGTTGCATTAACAGCAGTCCATTTAATATTTGCAGTCTGCGAAGCACTAAAAGCAGTAAAATATGCTTGCTTAACAGCTCTAGCTGTTGCAGCCTCTGTAGCACTATCACTTGTTACGGTATCATTTAATTTAACTATTCCCTCCTGGGTTGTAGATGCCGACACAGCCGTCCATTTATCATTAGCCACATTTAAAGCTTGCTCCGCTTCTTTATAAGCTAGATTTACAGCCTTAGATGTAGCAGCAAACTCCTCAGAGGTGCTTGTTATTGAGCTAGAAAGTTGCACAATACCCTCTTGTGATGTAGAAGCTTTCTCTCCACCTTTTATTGCTACATAAGAGCCGTTCCAATGATATAATCGCTTAGTTTGATTATCTATATATAAAGTCTTACGGTCTCCTGTAGTAGGAAAACTGTCTTTTGAGGTATATGCAGCTACTCCACCACCAGTATCACCTTTAGGGCCTTGTGGTCCTATTGGTCCTATTGGTCCTATTGGTCCTTGAATACCAGCAGGTCCTATAGGGCCAATTCTACCTTGCGGGCCGACTGGACCAACAGGGCCTTGAATACCTGCAGGACCTTGAGGGCCTGGGTCTCCTTGTGGACCTCTAGTCATAGACAGCCACTCTCTACGTCTTTCCTCGGCTTGTTCCCAGTATTCTTTTACTTTACGCTCGCTAGTTTGTGCCGCTTCGCAAGCCGCTACGGCGTCCTCACTTGCTTTTCTTATTTCATTAATTGATTGTATTGCTTGAGATAATTTAGTTTCTATGGTTTTAAATTGCGCCTCAGCTTCGATAATATGACTATTAATTTCTTCCCCACGAGCTATTTTTGTGTTAAATGATACTAATGCACTATCGACAGCTTTTTGTAGAACTTTCATAGCGTCGCTAAGGTTAGTAATCTCGCTTAATACTAAATTAACCGAATTTAATGTTGTGCTTGCTTGGGTAGATGAAAACGAAGCACTAGCCGCCGCTTGACTAGCTTCTTGGACTTTACCCTCTACATTAGCTTTTAACGCATTTAAATCATCTAGTGTTTGAACCGCACTAGCTACCTTATTAACTATTTCGCTTTTAAGCCTTTCAACGTCCTCTTTTACTGTTTTCGCCTCGTTATTATTTGAAGCTAGTTTGTTTAATAGCTCCTCAGCCTTAGCCAAATCATTTTGAACACTATTAAGTCTTTGACCTAAGGTATGGGTTTCATCATAAGGGAAGTTTTGTGCGTTTATTTTAGTTCTAGTAACTTGCACTCCGCCCCTAGTTTGAACTACGTTGCCAACTCCTATTTCCATATCCTCTAGGGTCAATTTATTTACATAAATTTCTTTAATGTTAGATGCCATATTCGTCTCCAAATCCCGTTCTATATTGCACTGAATACTCAGCTATACTTTGATAGCCTGATTTTTCGTGTTCCTGGATATTCTCCAACTCTGTTTTATATTTGTTGATGAATAACATACCTTTATTTATATTCTCGCCACGTGTATCATCTAATAGTAGCATACCCGAAACGTAATAAACTAACGTAGATTTAAACATTTCATTTAAATCCACAATATCTGTTTTTTCGCTAACTTGTTTAGGACGTTTTGAGTATTTTATATCTAAAAGATTAAACCCATCAGCCATTGATGTCATTTGACCATTAGGCTGCATACCTTCTGGGATATAAATAATGCGTAGGTCATCATCTACTTTTAAGCCAGTGATAATACCATCGATATTATCTCTTGTAACTCCTGGTATATCTATTGCTATACCATAAAGTCCATCGCTAGAAACAAAGTTATTTAGTTGTCTATAATTTGTATAGGTAGGCTCCTCCAACAAAGGATAAAGACTAAGTTCGCGTGGATTGTTGAGGTTATATATGACAGATTTTAAATTACTGCCAATTTCTTCCTCCCACTGTGGATTTTTGTCCATCGAACTAAATGACTTTACTTCCACAGGCTGGTTATTACATCTAACCCTTAATAGTTTTATAAAATCAGGGTCTGGTATTACTACCTTACGTTGATACGGAACTACAGGGAGAACTAACTCGCCTTTGTTTATATTAACTTTGCGAGCGAGGTCGTCTAAGCCCTCATTAATCAGCTCAATTATACGAGCATCGGTAAATTTTGTATTAGGGACATCACCAACCCTATACCTTACACTTGATATTAAACTAGAAACTAACATCGCTCGCCTTTAGTTCGTAGGTATTAACCTACGAACATTCCGTCAAATGTATCAAGAGGGATAAAGCTTATAACAGCATAACCCTCGCCTATATTAGCTGCACCCATTGTAACTACACCTGTAACTTCTACAACTTCCTTAGTTACCGTAGGGACAAAAGTAGTTTGTGGAGTTACTTTAACAGTGCCAAGGTCAAATGCGACCGCAGCACCATTAACGCTAAGATTAACGTTACCACCTGTAGCACCCTCTTTAACTACAAGAGTTACACCTGTAATTAGAGAGTTAGCAGGGATTTTAGTTAAAACTACTGTATCACCTGTTTCAACTCCTGCTTCTTTTAGGGCTGAAATCTTAACATTAGCAATCGCAGCCGAAGCTGAATACTTCTTGTTATTACCAAGAAATTTAGTAAAATCTACTCTTTTAGCCATTTATTATCCTTTATTGACTTAGTTTATCGTTATAGGTATCAATAACAGCAACGCCATAGTCCATATTAGCAACTTTAGCCTCTTTATAGTCCTCAACCTCAGCGGTCAATTTACATTTATCAGCTTGCATTGTTAGGAGCATTGCACTTTCGCTTGTGATACCAAAATCTTGGCTCTCTTGGAACTTGTAGTCTGGAGTGCTACCCATACCTAGTTGGAATGCACCAGCACCTAAGATTAGACCACGTGAAGCAACTTTACCTGCTTGTGCTTTACCTGTTCCACTAAATGTTCCATTTTCGTCCACAGTTCTAAGACCTTGGATTTCTACCGCAGTTTTAAATAGTTGGTTATTTATAGATGAACCTGCAAATGTGCTAGCCTCCATAATAACAAACGAACCTACTTGAGTTACGTTATGGCTAATTAGTGCGTTACCTATACCGCGAACTTCTGCGTGTTGATAAACCCTTTGGAACTTCTCATCTTTAAGTAGGTCAGCGATTTGGAATGAGTCCAAAACCAATAGCCATACTTTTCTACCGTCCGATAGTTTAAATGGTTTCATTGGGCTTCTGCGACCACCAACAGTATAACCTATACCAGTCTTAACGATTGTTTCCATATTAACTAGAAACTCCCAGCTAAGTTTATCTGTTGCAGTTAATGCACCGATTGTAGCTTTGTTACCAGGGCGAATTACGTGAGTAGGAGCTTGATTTCTTAAGTAACCTTGACCTAAGTCGAAGAACATCTGGTCTTTAGCTCTTACGAAGTTGTCCGCTAGCTTTTCACGGCTATCTGCGTGTGTGCTAAGGTCGATATCACCTATAGCCTCTGCATCAAACTCCATACCATTATCAACGGTATAGCGTCCAAACTCTAGTGTTAAGCTATCGCTAAACTTCATTTTCGCTGGGCTATTACCGAACGCTTGCTCTTTACCTCTAAAACCTGCTGTTGCCAGGTTACCGCTGTAGTCGAATATGATATTATGACCTACTTTTGCGTTAAAATCATTTTTCTGATAAATAATCGCATCGTGGTTATTACCAGTTAAGCCTCTCCAGAAACTTTCTGAGGCTTTTTGTATCATACCCTCGACCATCCAGCCTTTACGCTCAAGAGCGTTGCCGTATCGAAGGATACCTGTGCTTTGTTTTGCCATTTTATTTCCTTTTAGAACGTTATAGTTTTCTCATTATCCAAAATATTGGACACCTCTGCTTTAGCAGGAGCATTGCTCGAACCTCTAACACCGCTAATATCAGTGCCGTTTGCTTGAGGCACCTCTCTAGCTAATGTTTTCTCCGAAGCCGTAAGGAATTTCTTAGTTAAACCTAGGAACTCCTCGAAAGAAATTTCTCCCTTTGCTAGCCTTTTCATATACAAAGGAGGAATTTGGTCTGCGATTTCGTCCTTTGTAAGATTAAGTTCAGGATTAGCGGTAATAAATTCCCTTAGCTGCTCAGCTAATCTCTCCCTCTCAAACTCTTCTGCACTAAGGCTTTTAATACGCTCTAGCTCCTTAACTATACCGTCCTCAAACTGCTTCTTGGCAGCTACCTCGTAGGCATCTATTTTAGTTCGCCATTGGTCTGGGTCAGTTAGTTTTAGAGTATCTAGCTCGTCCTGTTGCTCAGGAGTGAGCTTTATTTGAGCCGCAACCTTATCACGCAAAAACGTAGCTTGAGCTTCCACAGCTTTCAACTGCTGTTGGCTCTTGGTGAAGCCTGCGACAGTGCCGCGTCTCCTTTTTTCTGCCTCAATCAACTTACCCTTGTAGTATTCTACCGCGTCAGCGTCTTTTGGCATATTCTCCTCAATATTCTTAAGGAAATTAGAGACGTCATAGTCCTTATCGCCTGTGCTGGTAGCAGTATCTAGTGTTTCAGGAGTTTTAACGTCCTGTTCTGGATTACCATTTTCACCCATTTT